ACGGTCTCGTGGACCGAGGATGGAGATCGCTGGACTCTCTCGGATGAAGATATCGCAAAAGACTTCTGGGGATGACGAACGCCACGGAAGTCTAAATACATGTATCCGCCGTCACACACATTGACGGCACAGTTTTTCGCGGTATTCTTTTTTTTTCACCGAATCCCGTAACGAAGGAGATAGAAGGTTATGGCATTTCAAGTTTCGCCCGGCATTAATGTTACTGAACGGGATTTGACAGCAGGCGTCCAAAACGTCTCCTTGTCGTCCGGTGGATTCGTTGGCCCTTTTGTATGGGGACCATGTCTGCAAGTGCAGAACATCGGCTCCGAGGTTGACTTGGTGGCGCAGTTCGGCGAACCGGACGCCAACAACTTCCAATATTGGTTCGCTGCTTCGGCATTCCTGGCGTATTCCAATACGCTCAAAGTTGTTCGTGCGATTAGCAGCGATGCGCTGAACGCAACGGGTGAGGGCAAGTCGACCACCGGCTCGGGGATGGCGAATACCTCGACAACAGCCATCACAGGAACAGGCACGTTGTTCCAGACTGAGTTGGTCGTCGGTCAAACGATTAACCTTGCAACAGGCGAATCAGCGACCGTCGCCACGATTACCGACAACACGCACTTGACCGTTTCCTCTGCGTTGTCCGGTGCCGTTTCTGGTGCGAATACCTACACCTCATTCGGTGTGCTTATCAAGAACGATACCCATCAGGATTCGTCCTTCTCCAGCGGGTCGTCGGGATACGGAGCCGTTGCGGCCAAGTGGCCGGGTGATCTGGGGAATTCCGCTAAGATTAGTATCTGCCCATCCGCCGCGGCTTTCCAAGCGAACGCGACCGGTAGTCTCGTCACGACCGCGGGTAGCACGACAGTCACCGGGACGGGAACACTCTTCCAGACCGAACTGATTGTCGGCGATTACATCACCATCGGTGGTGCGCGGCATAAGGTGAGTGCGGTGGCATCCAACACATCAATGACTGTAACGTCATCTGTGTCTGTTGCGAATACGTGGACAACCACCAACTGGCAGCGCCAATGGGAATACTGGAATCAATTCGACGGCGCGCCGGGAACGAGCCAGTTCGCAACTGACCATTCAGCTACCACCGACGAAATGCATGTCGTGGTCACAGACGAAGATGGGAAGTTTAAGGGCATAATTGATACTCCTATTGAACGGTATGCTTATGTCTCGAAAGCCTCTGACGGCCAGTCTCCAAAGGGCGACAACAACTACTATGTCAATGTTCTCAATCGACAGTCTCAGTTTGTGTGGTGGTTGTCCCACGTGGGTACCACGACAAACTGGGGTTCGAAAACAGTGGGCCTGACCTTTGGTAGTAAGTCGCTGCCGTATACGAAGTCGCTGCAAGGCGGCAACGATGATAACGAAAACATCTCCGTTGGGGAGCTTGAAACAGGATGGGACCTCTTCGTTGATACGGACTCGACAGATGTTTCACTGTTGATCAGCGGTCCTGCGACACCGGCAACACTGGGCACTTATGTAGTCGATAACATCGCCGCCGTTCGCAAGGATGCCGTCGCATTCCTGTCGCCACTGAAAGCCAGTGTCGTAGACAACCTCGGAAGCGAGGTCGCATCGATCACGACTGACAGAAACAATCTCCCAAACAGCAGTTATGCTGTTCTGGATAGCGGTTGGAAATACACATACGACAAGTACAACGATGTATATCGTTGGGTGCCACTCAACGGAGATATTGCGGGCTTGGCGGCGCGGACCGATCATACGGACGACCCGTGGTTCTCGCCTGCTGGAGCCACGCGAGGCAATATCAAGAACGTGGTGAAACTCGCATGGACACCGAAGCAAGCTGACCGTGATGACCTCTATAAGATTAGTGTCAACCCGGTAGTGGCCTTCCCCGGTCAGGGTGTGATGTTGTATGGTGACAAGACGCTGCTAAATCGTCCAAGTTCGTTTGACCGCATCAATGTGCGTCGGTTGTTTATCGCGCTGGAGAAGACGATTTCGGGGTATGCGAAAGACAATCTGTTTGAGTTCAATGATGAGTTCACTCGGTCGTCATTCAAGAACGCGGTCGAACCGTTTCTGCGAACTGTCAAATCGCGTCGCGGCATCACAGACTTCTTGGTCGTCTGTAACGATGAAAACAACCCGGCGGATGTCGTTGACAGGAATGAGTTCGTCGGTAGCATCTATGTGAAACCGACCCGCTCAATCAATTACATTCAGTTAAACTTTGTGGCTGTGCGCAGCGGTGTGTCGTTTGAAGAAGTAACCGGCATAGTCTAGCGTGTTCCACGTAGTGTAGTAGTCAAAAGGAGTTATACACATGGCCTCAGGATTCGATCTCGATACGTTTCGTTCTAAGTTGCTAAGTGGTGGTGCCCGGCCATCACTCTTTGAGATGCAAATCAACTTTCCCGGCTCGGTTGGTGGATCACGGACCTCTAACGTAGCGCGTTTTCTAACCAAAGTCTCTGAAATTCCAGCGTCGACTGTTGGTGTGATTACGGTGCCCTACTTCGGCCGGCAACTCAAGATTGCGGGGGACCGAACCTTTGCAACATTGTCGTGTACTATTATCAATGACGAGAAGTATTTGGTTCGTGCAAGTTTCGAACAATGGATGGCCGTAATCGCGAGTCATGATACCGCAGTCGGCGCGGAAGCCCTTGATTTCTATCAGCGCGACTTGATGCTTACTCAATTGACGCGCGGGCGAGCGCCCTCGGCGCAATACAGCTTCGCCTCGGCATTTCCAACGGCACTGGGTTCGATTGCGTTGGATTGGTCGTCAACCGACGCGATAGAGGACTATACGGTAGAATTCCAGTATCAGTACTGGACATCAGACTTCGTGCCGGCCGATGGCTCCAGCAATCTTATCAACCGGCTAACTGAGCGGCCATAGTTCAAGGCGCAGATTCAGACTCAACGAGAGATTTTTGTGTCAATGTTTTGGGGAGGGTGCCCTAACGGGCCCTCCAGAAAGTGAGCTTGTTCTATGCTATTCACCTTCCATTCCGAGGATGTATAATTGCCCCGCTTATTTGGATTTGAGTTCGATTTCAATAGGCGGTCGTCGGCGCCTGCTGCGGTCGGCACCGAACCCACATCCAATACCGTCAGTTTCGTACCGCCTGATAATCAGGATGGCGCGCTTAACGTGCAGCACGGCGCGGCTGGTGGCCACTTTGGCTACTACCTCGACCTTGACGGCGGCATCGTTGACGACTTCCAACTTATCAACCGCTATCGCGAGATGCAAATCATCGCGGAAGTTGATGAGGCGATTGACCAAATCGTTAATGAACTCGTCGTACAAGATGCGGACCGACTACCTGTCTCTCTCAATCTTGACTTTACCACCCTCACACCAGAACTAAAAGCCCGTGTTCAGGCGGAGTTCATCAACCTCTTGAAGATGATGAACTTCCATCGGGATGCGTATAGCATTGTGCGTCAGTGGTACATTGACGGGCGGCTCTATCTACACTTGGTGGTGGATGAGAGTGACTCCAAGGCTGGTATTCAGGAATTGCGTCTTGTTGACCCGCGCACGATCCGCAAGGTGCGCGAAGTTCAGAGCAAGCGTCATGCTGAGACGCAATCCGATATCGTCGAAGTGGAACGTGAATACTTCGTCTACAACCCGATGGGCTTTGTCTCACCGAGCGGTAGTGGTGCGTCACAGTCACCCAACGGTGCGCTGATGAACTACAACGGTGTGCGTATCGCCGCAGATTCAGTTGCGTTCTGCCCATCAGGGCTCTACGACGCGAACAAGCGCACCGTGCTATCGTGGTTGCACAAAGCTATCAAGCCGCTGAACCTTCTGCGGATGGTGGAAGATTCCTCGGTCATCTATCGTGTCTCTCGTGCGCCAGAGCGCCGCGTGTTTTACATTGATGTCGGCAATCTTCCGAAAGCCAAAGCCGAACAGTATCTCTACGACATCATGCAGAAGCACCGGAACAAGCTGGTGTATGATACTGCGACTGGCGAGGTACGAGACGACCGCAAGTTCATGAGTATGCTCGAAGACTTCTGGCTGCCACGCCGTGAGGGTGGCAAGGGTACAGAAGTCCAGTCATTGCCTGGTGGTGCGAATCTTGGGCAGATGGAAGATGTCGATTACTTCCGACGCAAACTGTATCGCGCCTTGAGTCTGCCACCATCGCGTATCGATCAGGGGCAAGGATTCAATCTCGGGCGTGCGTCAGAGATCACACGCGATGAACTGCGGTTCAACAAGTATATTCATCGCTTGCAAGTGCAGTTCGACTATATGTTCGACCAGTTGCTAGAACGGCAGCTTCGTCTCAAGAATGTCATGACGGAGGCCGAGTGGTATGACATCAAGGATAGCCTTCGTTATACCTGGCAACAGGATTCTTACTTCGAAGAACTGAAGATGAACGAAATTCTCACGACGCGCATGAATTTGGCGTCACAAGCCGATGCGTTTGTCGGGCGATATTATTCAGAAGCGTTTGTCAAGCGAGACATTCTCAAGCTCACGGACGATGATGTTGTGCAGATTGCGCAGGATAATCGTGTGAACCCACCCACGCCTGCCGGTCGCCCGGGTGAAGACGACACATTCGACCACGAGGCCGATGAAGCTCTGCGCATAAACAATTCACCGGCGGGAAAGACGGATACAAATTTTTCTCCTGCGGATGATGACACGAATGCCTCATCTCCAAAGAAGACTGCGGACAACTAAATAGGAATACGCTATGGCCATCACATCAGGGACCGCCAACGTTCATATCCTCACGGAGAGCGCACAACACGCGACTGTGCGGTGTCTGTATTATACCAGCAACGGCACAGACGAAGCGGATGTGCTGAAGGTAAATACTGCGACACTGACGCACAAGACAGTGGCGCTCACGACGGCCAATCGCAATGGTATCTTCCAGTCGGGTGATACCGTGACGGGCGCGTCTAGCGGAAAGACCGCACAGATTGTCGAATGGCGACGGTCTGCGAATACAATCGTCGTAACGAATGCGTCGGGATCGTTCACCGACGGCGAGAACCTAACGACTACAATTACTGGCAGCACAGCCGCGCTAGCCGCGGCGGGTGCGTCACTGAATTTGGTTCGTGAGTTAGCCATTCGTAGCATCTGGTATTCCATCGACCCCGATATGACGGTCGAACTGGGATTCAAGGGTGGGAACCTAGATGCCGGTTCCACGCAGGCCATTATTCCTGCGGTGCTTCTCTCCGGGTCTGGTTACTTCGGCAAGAATGCGCTTGCGGGGCAGATTATCTCCAATGCGCCCGGTATCGGCACCAGCGCAGACGGCAGTTTCTATATTAGCACCTATACAACCTCAAGCGCGAAGGCAGCCTATACCGTCATTGTTGACTTGGTGAAACTGCGCGGGTATGCGCCGAGCGGACTCTAAAGGATAACTTATGAATTCATTTACACAACTCGTACAGAACGTCAAGGCTGCTAACTGGCAAGGTGCCGGGCAGGTCTTCAAGGAGATCATGCAGCAGAAGGTGGCGGATCGTCTCGATGTTGAGCGTCGGACCATCTTCAAGGAAGACAGCAGCGAGGCATACAAGAAGTACTTCGACTCGATGCTGAAGAAGTGGAACGTTTCGTCGCCCGCAGATATTCCCGCCGACAAGAAGGACGACTTCTTCAAAGCGGTCGACGCGGGGTATGAGGCAAAGAACGAAGTTACAGATGACGAAGCGGAGGGGAAGGCGCTGCTGGATGAGCCGTATCCCAAAGAGGTCGACGAAGACGACGACAAAGGCGAGTGGCGCGGAGGCGCGTTGCCTTATGGACGACCCGACGACCCTCCACACCCAGAGGATGAATAACCTATGAAACTTATCGCCGAAGTTTACGATCACGTCAAGCCGTTGGTGGAAGCCACGAAGGATGGGCAGAAAGCCTATACCATCGAGGGCGTGTTCCTTCAGGCGGAAGTGAAGAACCGTAATGGGCGTACGTATCCAATGGCGGTGTTGCAGCGCGAAGTTGCCCGATACAATGAGGAGTATGTTACACAGAATCGTGCGTTGGGTGAACTCGGGCACCCCGAGTCGCCGCACATCAATCTTGATCGTGTGAGTCACATGATTACGAAGCTGGAAGCAAATGGGTCGGACTTCATGGGGCGTGCGAAGATTATGGACACGCCGTACGGCAAGATTGTGAAGTCCTTCATAGACGAGGGCGTCAAGTTTGGCGTGTCGTCTCGTGGTGTTGGTTCGTTGAAAGACTCCACGGATGGAGATGTCGTCGCCGACGATTTCTTTCTTGCCACAGCCGCGGATATCGTTGCCGACCCAAGCGCGCCGCAAGCGTTCGTTCGTGGCCTGCGGGAGCAGCACGAATGGGTTTGGGACAACGGAACGTTGTCAACCGCACAAGTGCAGAAACTCCAGACAGCTATCACCAAAGCACCTGTGAAAACCCGATCACAAGCACGGGCGTTGGAAACACGCATCTTCGAGACGTTCATGCGTGAATTGAAAAGAGGCACGCAAGTTTCGTAGAGAATAGCATAACGCTAAATATACTACACTGATGCCGAGCCCAGGGGCTAGGCACAACTTTGAGGGCAATACCAATGGCAGAATCTCTTGTTAATCCAGTGTCCGCTGCGCAACTGAGCCCGCGCAATTCGGAACCCACTCATCTTTCGGGAGGCGAGCGCGACGATCTCGGTGACGCGACCGATAGTAAGCTCGACTACGCCGGTAAGCTAAAAACCGATACGTCTATTCCGCGGTCTGTTGCCGCAGAGCCCACGCATCTCAAGACTGAAGACGACGAAGAGGATCTTGAAGTGGTGGAGGATGATGAAGATCCCGAGGCGGTAACCGAAGCCGACGAGGTCGAGATTGAGTTCGGTGACAAGAAGAAGGACGAGTCCACTGATGACCTCGATAAGGCCATCGATGAGCTTGCCAATCTGCCCGTCACGGAAATCCACGTCAACGAAGACGAAGACGACGACGAGAAGGAAGTTGACGAGGACGAAGACGACGACGAGAAGGAAGTCAACGAATCCGGCCTAGACGGCGACCTTCGTCCGACGCCCGGACGGAAGAACAAAGAGGACGACGACGGGGGTCTTGACGAGAACGACGACGAAGAGGAAGAGGAAGTCAACGAAGACGACGACGAGAAGCCTGACTTCCTGAAGAAGAAAGTCGACGAGGACGACGATGAGAAGGTTGACGAGGACGAGGACGAAGAGGATCTGAAGGAGTCGCTAAAGATTTCCATTAAGATGCCGAAAGCGTCGCTCTTCGAGTCTGCCGGATTCAACGTCAAGCAACAGAAGAAGGTTGCGTCCATCTTTGAATCGGCTATCAAGAGTACCACACGACAGGTTGGTAAGCAAATTCACGAGCATTATTCGAAGGTTCACAAGAGGCGTCTGGCGGAAGCGCAGGAACTCCTTGAGAATCGTCTGAATACCTATCTCGATGTAGTTGTCGAGGAGTGGGTGAAGGAGAATCGAGTAGCTGTGCGAACGTCGCTACGCACCGAACTGTCGGAGAACTTCCTGAATGGCTTGCAGAAGTTGTTCACGGAGCATTACATCGACGTACCAAAGAGCAAGACCGATGTGGTGAAAAGCCTTACGCGGCACGTGGAAACACTCAAGCGTCAGGTTAATGAGCAGTATACGGAGAAGCTGAAAATGCATCGGTTGGCAGAAACAGCAAACAAGAAACGAATTGTTGCGACATTTGCGCGTGACATGAGTGAGTCGCAGGCAGGGAAACTGGAGAAGTTGGCAGAGGATACGCAGTATGTCAATGCCAATGACTTCC